CTACTTGTTCCGGCTGCGGCCCGCCTTCGACAGGGAGATTGCCACCGCCTGTTTGATCGCCGCCTTCTTGGACTTGGGTCGGGACGTTCCGATTGTCCCCTTCGCCTTGTACTTGTCCACTAGTTCCTTGATATTGGCCGACACCACCTTCTGGGACTTGCCTGACTTGAGGGGCATTTGGGATCTCCGTTGGTTGAACAGGAGCAGCCGCCGGAGCGGGTGCAGTTGGTGTAACACCTGCGACAGGAATTGTCGTAGGATCAGCTATATAACTGTCAAGTTGTTTGAGTAAGTCATTACCAGCTTTAATATGGTTGCTAAGGAGGCGCTTAGCTTCAGCCTTCGTAATGTCTTTAGCCTTGATTATGTTAGCCAGTTCGCGCTTGGCGCTGGCCTTTATCCCTTGCTGCAGTCGAACACGATCTCTCTGCTCTGCTGCATAGAACGCGCGCAGCTTCTTGAGGTAGTCAACCGTTGGCGGTTCAGCAAATGTCGGCGGCTCCACTGGATACAGTTCAGCTTTAGCTGCCTCGCTCCTAGCAGCCAAGGCTGCAAGACTCGCAGCTTGCTGCGCTTGAAGTTGTCTTCCAATCGCTGGCTGTGTGCGACGAAGCCTAGCAACACCACCTTCGAGAGGCAGTCCGGGCTGCGGCATATCCAATGGCAACTCAAGTTGCGTCGGCGTAACAGGCAGCGTGGCAGGTGTCGGAGCTACTCCCATACCGCCTTCAAGAGTGAGCGGAATCTGCTCACCAACGGGCGTTTGTAATACGCCTTGCGGAAATTCAAAGAGTGGTAGTCCAGCTGTATCTGGTTGTGTAGCAACACTGGGCTGCTGTAGTGGTAGTTCAAGTTGAGTAGGCTGACCTAATGGTAACTCCATCTGTCCTGGCATAGGCGCAGCGGGAGCCGTTGGCTCTGGCGCAGGCGGCACAGGGAAGCGGGGCATTTCCATAGGGAGTTCAAGCTGTGGACCTTGTGGACCACCGAGCGGAAGCTCCATTTGCGTCGGCATACTAGGCGGTTCTTTAGGACCACCAGCCGTCTCAAGAAGATTGGTAGGCTTGTTACCTAGTCCAACAGCAGGCTTAGTACCAAAAGCAGCACCAAATGCGCCACCAAGGACAGCGCCAGCGCCAGCAGCGATAAGTGCGTTCTCGCCATACTTCTCAATGACATAGGGAGCCAGAGCCTTCCAGTCTGACGCATTTAATTTACTGCGGAATTCAGGATCAAATACCGCTTGCTGTGCAAGTTGGGTAACGCCTTCAGCAAACGCTTCAGACGCAGCACCTTTAGCACCACCAACCGCAGCGCGACCGATTGCAGAGCGCGTGACTTGAGCACCCGCGTTTCTAATTGCATCCGTAAAGAATGGCGAGAAGCCAGCAGCAATCTTGCCTTCAGCAAAAGTCTGAAGGAGTGTCGTACCACCAGCGGCTGCAGCAATCTCAGCACCAATAAGTGGATCGTTGAGATCGTACGCAGGCGTGCCGTCCGGGTTCTTTGCACTCTTTGCCGCTTCATAAAAGTTCTGAAACTCAGAAGGGTAGGTGACTGCAGCTAGACCAGTTAATGCACCAATGGTGCGAGCCTTACCAAGGTTAGCAGCAGCGCCAGCAAGACGCGAAGCACGAGCAGCACCAGCCACTGCGCCAAGACCACCGCCTACGAAAGATAGACCGACGGATGGAATACCCTGAGCAACTGCGTCCCATATATTGGACAATGTAGAATTAGATTGTTGAATAAGAGCCGAGCGTTCTTGCTCTTGTTTGGACTGTCCGAACGTAGATTCAGCGAACTTAGCGATGGGTTCGCCAACAGACGGAGCACCGACAGTGGAGAGAATATCACCCACACCGCCGATAGTTTGTTCAGCTAATCCACGTGCGCCAAGAGCGACATTTGCACCAAACCCGCGTGGGGTCTTTAGCTTTGCAACATACTGTCCATATGCTTGAGGGCTGAGGCCGATCCAATCAGAAGCAACTTCACTAGGTGCAGGAGTCGAAGGGCGACCAGCAAGTGGTTCACTAGCTGCAACTTCAGCCGGACTAGCGGCATCAACAAGACGACCGCCTATCCAGAACTTTTGAGTAGATGGGCTGTATGGGATGGACGCCATAGCGCCGGTAGGCGCAAGCGGTTCAGGTGCGGCGGACCCTGCGACATCAGTGCCTCTAGGTACGCGCTTAAGTCCTGCGCCTTCGCGTAATTGTTCACCAAAGATAGCCGCATCAGCTTCTGTTGGGCCAATATTACCAATGCCCATCTGCGTAGAAGGATCGCCAAGCGCACGGCCATATGGACTACGAGGCCCAATATCCATAGCGTCAAGCGTCGGGCTGGCAAACGAGAGTCCGAACCTATCCATTGCCATGGAGTATTACCTTGCTGATGTCATTGGAATCATAAGCGGGATATTAGTCACTGACGGGTTATCCAACTTGGAGCCATCAGGCATGATGATTTGCCCCTGTGGATCTACATAAGCTGCGTAAGAACCATCTGGTTTATAGACGAAGAACTTGCCGTCCTCACCTTCTACAACTTTCATACCGCTAAGCTTAAGTCTCTCGACCTGCAGTTTGGTTATACCTTCGTACAACTTTTCATACTGCTTTTCTTGGACTTTATATCCAGCCTTTGCGCGTTCTTTGGTTAACTCAACCTGCAGATCAAACTGCTTCTTCTGCATCTCCATACTCTGCGCACGGTAGGATTCACTGAGCATATACTGAGCAGCGTCTTTAAGATCAGCACGGGAGATGTTGGAACGTAGAGTCTGACCGCCAACCACCAGATTAAAGTTGCCATTGGTCAGAGGCTGAATCCCAACCTGACGACCAGTGGCTCGTGACATGGCATTGCTTAGAGATATGTTGTCACCAAGGTCAAAGTTCGTAATAGACTGAAGACCTTGAAGATTCTGGTAAGTATTGCGCAACTGGATACGTTTCAAACCAGTCTCAGCAGCTTGGACAATATCACCGCTTTGGGCATAGTACTTCTGCAGCCGATCAAGTTCACGATCCTGCGCCACAACAACCTGCATATCTCCATTCAGTTTAGGAGGATTACGCAGATATGTCATTGCTGTCGGAGCAGGAGCAGGTACGCCGGGTTTGGCCTCAAGAGCAGACGTAATAGCTGGAGAAGCTGAAGGTTCTCTTAATCCAGCAGGAGCGCCACCCATAGGGGCGGGGGAAAGCACGTCCTCTCCCATCTTACTAGCTGCCCAATTCTGAAGATCACGGACAGTGCGAACTCTATTAAATACTTGTGGGTTAGCAGCGATAGACCTCTGGTCTACTACTTGTTCAATAGGCGTATCTGGTGCTGCAGTAAGCGCCTTCGTAGCGCCACCGGCTCCAAGGAAATGTGCAAGATACGTATTGGTATTTGTTACAGGGATGCCACGGCTTGCAAGAATACTTTGATTATCCTCAGTAAACTTCTTTAGCATGGCGGTTTCAACGCCGGTGCCGCGAGTTGCAAGAATCTGCGCATCAGTCATAGGACCGGCTGCGCTTGGAAATGTTTTTCTAAATGTATCTATAAAGGTACTGTCGATAAACTGCCCCGGACCCTGAGCCGTTGACAGTGGATTACGACCAACACCTTCAGCACGCTGCATCATTGCGTCATAACTAGCAGGCTTAACGCCTACCGTGGTGTATGTACCAAGTCCGCTAGGAGCTACCCCAGTCGTCGGTGCTTCTACAGGAGCCATGTACCCTGCACCAACCGGTGGCTTGAGTTGGCCGGGAAGCTCTAGACTGGTGCCACCACGCGCATATTCTTGCCTTGCCGCCTCTTGCGACTGCGCTTGGCGTAGTGCGATATCACTAACTTGCCGTTGTTGTTCTAATGCAGCCATTCTATATGGCTGTTCCATAGCAGACTGCTCTAGCTCCTGCTGATATTTGCGCTGCAGGTCTTGTGCAGTAGCTACAGCAGCGGCAGTTCTCTGCCCTTCTTGAAACATCTCCGCAGTTCTTGGACCTGCAGACATACTTCGCAAATATTCATTAGGATCAAAGACAAGTTCAGCCATGATTTAGTTACTGCCCATAAGAGAGGGAGAACTGGGAAGGTCTATTCTTATTGTAAATACCGCCAAACAAACCGCCGGTAGCGCGAGCAAGCTGTTCTTGATACTGTTGTTTACGTTTCTCAGCAGCTTGGAAGAGAGGAAGCGCAGCCATTGTTTCTCCGACAGGAGCAGACGTTGGGAGTAAATTAGCAGCAGAAATCATATCTTTCTCAGCGCGTGAAGTCTCACCGGCAGCAGCGGCAGAGCCAGCGCGTTGAGCTTCGATAGAACCAGCGCGAGCAAGCCCAGCTTGACGACGCTCAGAACCGGTACCGCCATAAGCACCTGTGCCGTAGCGACGTTGAGCTTCACGAAGCCCACGCTGCACACCTGATACCGCTTCGGCATAGGCTTTCTCAGGATTGGCCTGTGCTGCGCTCCAGACTGCATTAGCCTGCTCTACACGCTGCGCAAATAGTTCCTTATTAGTCTGTGCAAGTTGCGCTGTTTCAGATACGGCACGCCGTTCTTCGTCAGTCAACCCTTCTACAGGCTTATTGTACATTGTCATGGCAAGATCAGCGATGCCGCCAGCAGTAATACCTTCAGCAAATTTACCGACTAGATTTCCAATAATGCCGGACAAGCCCGGACTGGCAGCGCCAGCCGCTACTGTACCTGCGCCAGCGGTTCCAGCTAGTCCTAATGTACCGGCTAACCCACTGGTTCCGGCTGCTGTTGTAGCTGCGCCAAGGCCAGTTGCAGCACCACCAAATGTTGGCACACCCATACCACCAGCGCCGCCGACGACTGCTAAAGGAGCGCCGCCAAGCGCGCCGTATGCTGGTGCTGCCGGAGCGAGACCAGTTATCGCTCCACCAAAATTTCCATAACCTAAAAGTCCACCGCCAAGACCGCCGGTAATAGCGCCTTGGAGTGCGCCTCGACCAGTTAAAGCACCCGTAGCTGCGCCGCCAAGTGCACCTGTAACTGCGCCTGTTAGACCAGTGCCTAAAGCAGTAACCCCGCCAAGGCCAGCACCAAGTCCGACAGCCGAACCAAGAGTGCCGAGACCGACAGCGCCCAGTCCAGCAGCAGCAATGGGTGCAAGAAATGGTGCGGCGACAGCGGCTATAACCGGGACTGCAATCGTAGCAACAGTCTTAAGTATGCTACCTACTTTACTACCGCCTTGTTCTTCCCCACCGCCACGAGCAATGTAAGATGCAGATTCTCCAATGTATTTTGCTGCATTAGGGTTTTCTATTGCGGCAAGCGTAGCGCCCTGCCCAGATTCAAGTAATTTTGCTTTAGCAACATCCTGCCAAAACTGAGCGCTACCATAATAACTCATCGCAATCTCCTAGATTCTTTTTACCGACCGCAGCTTATTTACTACCATCTTCATTATAGTTCTGGAGCATTTTATCAAAGAACTCCGTACCTTTAGCACGAACAATATGCGCAGGTATAACATATTCGCCTTCGTGGGCGCGGATCGGAATAGACCCATCGGCTCGACTACTCTTTTGTGGGAGCGGTCCACCTGACGCCATTGATGGCATAGAGCCACTGACCTGTGGTCCAGATACACCACCCATCTGGGTAGCTCCAGCAGTAAGTGCAGGATTTTCAGGTACTGGTTGCGCGCCGCCCATAGGCATTTGCATCTGAGGCTGAGCTTGCAAAGCCTGCCCCATGATAAGGATAGTAAACAGTAAACCGGGATCAAACTGCTGGCTAATCTCCTGCTCAGTAAACAGATTCTCGCGTATAGCCATAGCTCTAAGTTGTGGATATATCTCAGGGTTCTGCATTGCTACGGTCGCAAGTTGAACCAAAAGATTAAGTTCCTGCATCGTCAAATTACCAGATTGGATTTCCTGTTGGACGGCCATCTGGATCTGCTGAGCTTGCCGTGGGTTGCGCTGAGCGAACCGCTGTGCTTCCTGCATAAGCTGCGTATTAGATATACGCGGAGCCGCACCCGGAGGGGCAAGTCCCGGTTGAGTTGTGATGGACATCTGAGGTTGAGCGCCCATACCGGAAGGGAGGATGGGCTGACCACCGGGGCCAACTTGACCCCCCATTTGATAAGACGACGGTATACTACCAATAGCGCCTGCGATTCCAGCGGAAGGATTTTGCATTGGAGATTCTATAGCTCCCATATCTAAAAGACTAGCAATAACTGGCGGAAGATCCAAAGAGTCTGTGGATGCCATACCCTGTGAACTATCAATAGGTTGATTCATACCTTGTGCCATTATAGTTGCTACGTCTACCATATCACGACCTCAAAACGGCGGAAAGTTTTATCACTGCTTCACGCAAATTCTTCAATTCTTGGAGTAACAAGACGGCATCGCTATAACGAGCCGCCGCGTTTATGACCGATGGTATACTAGCAGAATCCGTGTTGTATGTTAACACTTGGTTTCCACTATAAGAAAACGACGTTGTTGTGTATAACGGGAGCGTCTGGGCTGTTGTTATATTAGCAAAAGTTATTGGGCTTACAATAACGTCACCCTTTAAGAGCGCCGAACTAGCTAAATCTTTCTCACCCCGAATACCGCACAGCAATTCAACATTCTGTTTAAGCGCCCCAATAGTTTGAACCTGCCAATCGGACGCTCCAGCGTATGGGACGGGGGGTATAGGGACAAAATTAGCCATCAAACACCGCGCAATTTATTGGTGATTGCTTCGACTGTTGTGCGGATGTTTGCAATATCAGCTTTTATTTTTTCCAGTTCTGTAAAATACCCGCATGTCGCAAGGGTTGTCGGAATACTATTCCAACTACCGGTGTTCGTGATAATAAAATCAGATCCACCTACATTAACAGAACTTATACTCCCTACAGAAACCGGCGTAATAGCAGTAATTTGTTCAATACCCGGTTCAGTAAGAATAAAAGAACGTTTCAAGACTACCTGCGCCGACGGATCATCGCTATTAAGTAACCCTAATAATAACTCTATATTTAATTTAATAGCAGCCAATGTCTGCTGTTCCCAGTAAGGAACTCCTGTCGCAGGTAGTGCTGGTATTGCAGTAAACTTAGCCATTTAAGATAACAACTGAACAATAATATTATTAACCGCATTTCGTAAGTCTGCGACTTCAGCGATCATTTTATTCATATCACTAGCCAAAACACATTGATTAACCAGCGATGGGTACGTAGACGAGTTACTATCATACAGTGCGCCATCGCCATAACTGATAATTGTAGCTCCTGCCATTGGATTGTATGGTAGGTACTCCATAGTTACAGGGATAGCAGTTGGTAGTATATCACCAAGATTATACGTAGATCGAAGAGTAGCCTGAGTAGTAATACTGTTACGCTCTTGATTAGCTGTCAAAAGGTTAACATTCTGCAGCATAGCAGTTAGAGTCTGCACCTCCCATGGTGGTACACCTGTGTAGGGAACAGGAGGGATTACGGCAAATCTAGACATTATGCTTCTCTCAAAGCTGTAGGTGTATCGGCTAAGTGAACAGCACGCACACGAACATAACTCTCAACTTCAAATTCAAATGTATCGCTCTTATATCCACTGGGCATACGAAATACATCTGAATTTGTACACGCTCTGGTAAATTTAAGTTGCTTGTTTACGTATAAATTAAATGTAATCGGGTCGTCTGAGTCCCATACTTGGTCAGCATCTTCCCAAAGGACAGTAGCTAAATTCCACGTGTATGGTGTTTCTTCCGTAACATAATCTGCAACTATTCTTGCAGCGCCTAGATTAACAAAATCCTTTGTTACAAATGTTTTAGATTTCCAAGTTATTTTCGACGACGGTTGTTGAAGATCGTCCCAATGGTATATGTCTCCTGATGTACCAGAAACTACGTACAAAATATTAGTAAGGGCGTCGTACCAAGCTGCTGAGAAAATGAAATCTGAATTAACAAATGATGGCGTCTCTTGCTTTGCACCAAACTCAAGAACGATTGAACCCGCAGAATGTGACGCAAAATATGTATCCTTGTAGGATACGCCAATAATTGTTGAGGGGTCTAGAGATTCGTTCCATGTATCACTACTGTGAATCAACCTTGTAGATAACTGCGCACCAGCGGATGGTGCCCAAACAGCCAGACCATCATGCGTAGAATAAACAACGCCGTAGCTAGTCTCTACAATACTTCTACTATTTAGACATGGATACCGAGAAGGTAATTTAGCTTGCGTTAAAACTGCCGGATCACTGCCATCGACAACATACGGATAAGACTCTGTAAGGACTAGTAACTGACTACCAACTGATGCCAGCCCTACGATATTACTTTCAAACGATCTTTTATATTCATCTGGCCAAGCATGAAATTGGTTAGGTTCAGAGAAGTATAGATCATTGCCAACGAAGCCAGCTAGAAATGTACTCTGCACAACGGTAAGACCCTGAAGATCGTCAGGCGGTGCAAGATAACTGCTTGTAGCTAATACAGTATTTAAACTTCTATAGTTAAAATCATCTGTAAAATTATAATTCCCGCCATCTCCCCAATAGCGTGCGGTGCTTGTTGGTAACTCGGATACATCGTAATACAATGTACCGGAAGCGGACGTAGAAGATACAGTGGCTGCAGTCTGAGCATAAGTAAATGTATACTCGTCAACAACTTCAGATACAATACCACCGGTGATGTTAAAAGATGCGACAGTACACCCGCTGATTTTAAATCTATCAGCGGCAATCAAATTATGCGGGTATTGAAACGTAACTGTAGAAACATTCGATGCCCGCGCCACAGTCGTGATTGTATTTGGATACCAAAGAGTTTGAAGTCGGTAATAATCCGCCTGCGTTGTACCGGAAAGAGTGCGGTAAAGGCGAATACCCCGGATAAAATTATCGCCGGAAGGCGGTGCCGTAGGTAAGTTAGATACTGTGACTATCTGACCTTCTTTAATAAATAAAGCAGTGGATGGTTCAGAACCGATTGATTCCTCGTTCCACGGTGTATACCACGTATAAAGATATGTGCGCGCTTGGATCGAACCACCGAGGTCAATCGTACCGCCGGATGCAGTACCGGCTGGACCCACTGCGTAATAACTAAATGATGTAGAACTGATAACCGTAGCAGTTGTGACTACGTTAAACGTCGTAGGTGTAACGCCGGATACAGATATAGTAGCACCGTCTTTAAGATTATGGGCACTCGAAGTCGTGACTGTTACGTTGTTAGCACTATCTCGACTATAGTTTGCAGTCGTTATGGCTGTAAACGCAGTTGCAGAAGTTGTAGCTATTTGAGTCGGAAGCGGTAAACCAAGTTCATAAAACCCAGTGGCTGATGGATACGGGGCAGAACCGCTTGTAGCCAATCTATAATTACTTACTTTAGGCTTACCATCACCGGTATAATAAAACCGCTGTTCATTAAGCTGGTCTTCGGCTGGAGTAACAATATCTACGTTTGTCAGCCATGACAGCCAAACAAGAGCATCCGTATTTGGATTTCTAAGAGCATATAAAGTTTTAATTGTGCCACTGCGAGACGCAGATGCTACGATATGCGGAGCACTAAAAGGAATAAGATCACCAGAATATAACTTACTGTTCTGCGCAATCTGCGCAGCCGTAGCCGGTAGTAACTCCGAAGCAGACTTCGGAGTCGTACCTAAAAAACTGGTGATCTTAATAGCTGGCATTTATTTGCAGCCGCCTTTTTTAACCATGCCGCCTTTTTTGTAGCTACCCATAGGCTTTTCAGCAGGCATACCCGCTTTTCCTTTAGGCATCATTTTTCCTTTAGGCATCATTTTTCCTTTAGGCATCATAGCTTTCGATTTTCCTGCAGCGTTTTTCATGTTCCCTCACAGTATGCTTTACGGCGCGCATTGTGCGCCTTTACTTCCTCAATAGTCTGGACAGTGTCCTTCTTAGACCATGAGATCGGACGCCAGACTAAGCAGCTAGTCTCGGCGGTGGCCATCGTTGTTGAGCAACCCGCCATTAGCGGACTCAACACGAGACTTAGCATCAGCAGCCAGCGCATTTTCTAATCTCCTACGAGCGTCTTCCTCTTGAGCCTTGCGAAGCCCGCTCTCACCTTCCTGCCTACCCTTCTCCTCAGCCATGCGAACAGCAGCCCACACAGCCACATAGATAGTAGCAAAAAGACCAGCGATACCCGCAAGCGCCACAAAGAGGATATTCATTATTTAGCGCCCGGAGGGGTATATGTGATAGAGCGCATCACTGCCATTACGACAGACATACCAATGATAGCCCATCCAGCTTTTGGATCTTCTACAAACTTATTCCAGTCTGCAACTGCAAGCGCGCCAAAGGCTGCCGTAACGGCACTAACTACATATGTTCTCCAGCCGGTCATTCTAAAGTCCTCCGAATCCATAATCCTAATAGTACCATCACTTTTACACTGTATGCGACCGATGCCGCTACCGCTACTGCATACACAATGAAACCTATACGCGGGTCCATTATTTAGGATCAGGATATTTCCGCGAAGGCAACTGCCAATGCGGTCCGTCCTTAAACGTCTTCCAATCCCCACCCCATTCGACTTGAACTCCTACATCTTTAGCTGCCTGTTTAACTGTAGCAGCAAGTTCGTAATAGAGCGGCCAATCCCAACGTACTTGGCCTGCAACAAATGGAGCAATATCAACAGCAAAGCCATGAATATGTCTTGACTTCATTGTTTGGCTTGCGCCTTTTTTAACTAGTTCTCGCTGACGCGCGACTGATCGTACACCTTCTAAAACTTTGAAGTCGTGCTTAGAAATCTGGATTGCGCGACGAATCACCTTAATAAGGTCAGGATGTACTCCACGTAGGAGCATCTCGGAATGTGCGCCGAGTTTATACCCCATTATCTATGCCCTTCTTTTTCAAGGCGAGATTCAATCCGGCTGACTATCTGTAAAATACTAGAAAGTCTTTCATCTGCTCTAACTTGGTTCGTTTCAAGAGTACGAATCCTAGCCTCTGCTGCAGTCTGCATCGTCTCAAGTTCTTTGATTCCACGATGCGTTAAATCGCTGCGCTCAGACATAGAACCCCATGCGACAGCAACTGCGATTCCCATCGCAGCTAAATTAATTAGATTGCCTAGAGAGAAGTCCCAGCGCATAGGCGACTCTTCCATTAGTTAGCCCCAATCACCGAGGGAGACTACAGATGAATCTCCAGCGCGATAAGCTTTAAAGTAGCTATTAGTCCCAACGATAGCGGCATTTGCTACGCTGAGAGATACTTGAGGTATAACTGTACCCGCTGATGTGACACGGATCACACCGTTTATATATGCCATACCAACGGTATTAGTATTGGCAGTGACAAGCGTGGTATTTGCTGTTGTGCTAAAAGTCTGTTCCACTGCTGTGGCAGTAGCCAGTCCAGAAGGTTTAGCTGCCGATGACCGCCAAGATTGAGTAATTGTAGCGGAACCTCCTAGCGCAAAGCCAAATGAACCACTAGAAGAACTCATATTTGTAAGCGATACACCGCACTCAAAGAAATAAGTGCCGGTAGATAGTGTGATCGCTCCGTTAGTAGGGCCACCGCCGCCATCAAAAATTGGCTGTGCTGCAGTTTGGCTTGTTAATGTATTGGCAGACGTAAGGACTATAAACGTACTATTTAAAGTAGAGTCATTTATAGCGTCTGTAATACCCTGCGCCGTGATGCGTAACTCAACAATAGACCCTGAAGGAAACCCAACTGCAGAGGTACCTTCCTGCGCACGAACTATGCCGAGAGTATCAGTGGAACGAGATGTAACTTTAACAATTTCAAATGCCCCGCTTGTAGCGGTCAGAGTCGCATAGAAATATTCACCAGCGCCAACAGTCGGAAATGACGCACCACCACCTGCGGTCAATGCCGCTGATGTATCAGAACTAGATATCGCAGAGGATAAGTATCCAATAGCATTGTTTTTAAACTTGACAGTCATCCCTGTCTCCTACGCAAATTTAGGGCTGCGGGCAGTCATAGCACCGCGCATGTTAGATAAATTAGCGCGAGCGCGCCGTTCACTCGTGTGAAATATATACTGCCTGTAGTGATACGCAGCCAAATCAGAATTAGACCATGTGACTTTTGGCATAAGTAGAAGTTGCTGCAACGCGCCATGAACGATGACATCTTCTAACTCATCTAGTACATGTTCTTCCATACCATCAGCATCGCGCCGAGGTTTGAGTGCATAGAACATGCGCATTGTATAAGTTTTATCATTATCTGGCATAGGCAGTACGATGTATTTGTCAGGTACTACTTGACATATCGCACGTGGTTCAGATCCATCAGCCATGGTTGGATCGAGTATATTAAAATTACCGCTCAGATCAGCGCGAGCATAAAGAAGGCTGATGGCTGAAGTTGCTGTGCTAGTTGCACTTGTTTCTAATAGCAACGCACTCCCTGATTCCTGAGTCAATAGATCAGCAGCATCTGTAGAATCTAATGCTTCGAGAGAACTATAAGTATTAGCTTCGTTATATTCTACTTTATTGAATTGATTAGAATTTAAAGGAGATTTAGTAGTGTCACTCCATGCAACATCAGCAGCATACCCACTGAATAGATCAGCCCATTGAGGGTAGCGATATAAAGCGTCTTCAAGTGTCAACCGTTCTAATGGCAACCCATTCATCATTGCGTCGAATACTACATGAACATCTGTATTAGCCGGTTTATTATACCCATACTCATAAGCACCGGGCGATAGATTAAATGTAGGTTCTACGTGCCGCCACAAGAGCGTGCGCTCGCAAGTACGAATCGCAGCTTTGCGAATCTCACGAAGAATAACCGGTTGTGGACAACCGGGTACGCTCGCACTAACTTCCTGAACTAACGTAGAAAAAGCTCGATCCGCCATTAGATCACCTCTCCAGCAATCTGATCTGCGCGAGATGGCTTCATACCAGCGGGTTTCGTATCAGTAACCGTACGGCTTTGAAGCGAAGAACTAAGCTGACTAGTAAACAGTTGCAGGAAGAACTCTGCACGCTTAGAATTGATTGCTTCGTCATCAATAGACTCAGCCAACCATACTACACCATCGACAATTGTCGGGAAGAACGCTTCGCTTGGCGTTGTGATTGTATCCCCAAGTGCGTAGTCAGAAGGGACTTTAGCATATTCACCTACAAGTACAGTGCCGGATACTGGTGGTGGATACAGAAAAAAACGCTCAGAGTTCTTAACGTGCCGCATAAAATTGACGGGGGAACCGGCAGTCGTATTCATCCAATCAGGAGCGTACCGCGCCATAGTCTCACGGTCTACTTCCGTAATTGCATTGCCGCCTTTAACTTGAAATATATCAATAAGTCGTAACGCATCAGAAGGGAGCGACTGAACTGCAGTGCCAGCGGTTGTAGGAATATCACCGATCTCACCAAACAAGTCGGGACGAAGCACCACCATACGCTTAATGGTCTGGTTGACAAACTTCAATAGGTCAGCATCACTGTACCTATTTGGCGTGTCAACATCCTGCAGGATATTTCTGGCCTCGGTGATGACTTCTGCTGGTGTCACTTACAACCCCCGCGAGGCTTCTTGATTAAGCTCTTCATTAGTATACTCAGGTTCTTCAGGGATGTCATCCGTATGAAGGTCAACTCCCTTCCGTTTCTTACCTTTACGTACTGTTTTTACTATCGGCGCAGTATCCTCGGACTCAAGTTCCAAAGCTGCAACAATCTCAGCTACTTCTTCTGCAGCCGGGATTTCCTCAGCGAATTGAGCTACCCGCGACTTAATCGCTGGAGTTAGGAATTTCTCAGGAAATGCAACCTCTTCTGAAACTTCTTCCAGTTTAGGATGCTTGCCTAGGTACTTATCCCACTCGTAGATAGTACCATCCTGCTTATGCCGAAGCCATCTGGTCATTTCTTAATAGCCTTCTTTTTACGAACCATGCCGCCTTTGCGGTACTCTTCACCTTCGTCCTCGCAGCCACCGCGCATTTTCTTGCCGCCGTTTTCTTTCTTCATAACAACGATCATCAGAGCTTTACCTTTAGCTTTCTTCATAGGTGCTTTAGCCATTATTTAGTTCCCTTCCGTTTACCTGATGGTGACACAGGCCATGCCTTACGAGCAGGACCAGTCTTCTTAGAAGCCATTGTTTTCTTTTCTGATGCGGTCATCTTAGATGCCGCCGCTGCCGGACGACAAGCTGGATATCCTCGTTTAACATTTGGACCCGAACGGCCACAGGGTTTGCCAGTCTTTACATCGACCCACTTTTCCCCGAACCATTTTCCAAGGCCACCTTTAGCCACGCTTCACCCGATTATCTGCACCAGACCAAGTACCGCCACGGCTCTTATATTCTTTCGCTGCCCACGCATTTGCATATGCACTTGGATAAACCTTAAACTTCTTCTTGGCTTCAGCTTTTACGCGAGACCATAGAGCAGCGTTGTTCGGTTTAGATGCAGCCATATCAGCAGTTCCAAGCGCGAAGAGATTTATTAATCCGTGAGTTCGGATCATTGGCTGTTTTGGCGCTTGTCAATTTTTTCTTCATGCCTTTCATACGGGCACAGAAGCTATCGACGAGGACCGCCTTCAGGCTGGGGCGCTTTCAAACCGGGCTTATCGGGATTTGCTTTATTATAAGAAGCGCGCCCTTTAGCGTTCAAACCGCCTTTAGGATTCTTACCTTCCTTGCGTGTCCATGCAGGAGTCTTAGGCATTACGCAATCCTCTCTGCAGATATAATAGCGGAAGGTGTTGCTGGAACTGCAGGTGGGCCAGTTACTGCTGCGGTATGATCAAGTGTAACTGCGGTATTCGCAGGGAGCCATAGTACCTGAATATATTGCCCAGCCGTCACTGTA